AATCTCCTTGTAATTCTATTCCGCTATCGTTAGGCACATAACCTAAATAATCTGCATGACTATCTTGTAACTCCCAAACGTCGCTGGTCCATGCACCTGAACTAATATTTGTTTTTGCCTTGTACAGTTGATTATTATAAATTACTAATTCGTCTTTTAAATAATCAGCATCTTGATCAAACTGCCCCATGTAGTTTTCATCTACACCTAACCACCAATTTTTAGTAGAACTGTATTTGATAAAATAAACTTTACCTGGTAAAGCGTTTGAACCATTTCCTTCAGCACTGATAAATGCAACTGTTGTGTCCCCAACATCGCGTATTTGAATTTTTGAACCTAAACGTAATCCAGATTGTGTGTCCGGTACTGTGAATGCTGAATTGTATGCATATTGTCCTGCTGTGTTCTTTTTATAAACTAAAAATGCACCTTGGTTTGTTAATCCGCTGGCTGTTCCTTCACCAATAGGAATATTGTGTATCTGTAACCAATCTCTATTTTGACTGCTAGGAATATTTGCAAGTTGCTGAATACCTGCAACATTTTCAAACTCGTCCCATATCCAGTACTCTATATCATTCACAGTGTATGCGGCAGGATCACCTGATGCTGTGATTGGTGTTGTGTGTTCAAATACTAAAATATCTCCATCATTGGGTCCTGATTGAACTGCTTGTTCAATAGATCCTATTAATCTATCAACTCCGCCTCCCAGTCTTTGAATGGTTGCAGATTGTCCTGCATTCGATCCTAGACTGAACAACGTTGAACCATTTGGATCCACTGTGTTTCTAGCATTTCTAAAATAAACTCTTATTTTTTCTAAAGCAATAAACTGTACAAATGTAACATCTGCTTGAACAAATTTTATAGGATCATATATAGTGTGTACACCTGCTTCCGGATAATAATAATTTGCATTATTGTCTGGTTGGGAATCTATATCAATATAACCTTCCCAAATGTCTACAACTTCTTTTATACCGTTAGTGTCATCGCTGTCAATGTTTAACCCAGAAAAATCAAATGCATTTTGATCCACGTTATTGAACCAAACACTTACATTGTTGGCTGAATTACTAGAATTTAGTCCACCATCATGAGCAATATCATATCCTGTTCTAACAAACCATTTGTTACTTAATATTCCTTGTGGAGTTGAATTACTTTGCCAAGAATTATTTGCTGGATTAATGTAATATCTTTGATAGTATGTTCCTAACCCAAACTGTGCTTTTACTAAAGGAGTTTGTGGTGTTATAGGAACAATTGGTTGTTCAAAAGAACTGAAAAACAAATTGCTATCTCTAGTTTCATTTAATAATTTAATATCTTGAATTACAACGTTCGTTGATATATCAGCACCTGCACCAGTGGATACACTAGCACCTATGCCAACTTTCCACCATCCACCAAGATGATCATAATCTTCTGTGTTTACTCTAGTGTAATCTCCTATCGGTAAAGTATCCAATAACAAACTACCACTGGCAGAAAATACACCTCTAACATCTTTCAAATACAATAAAGTCTTTCCTGCTATTTTTCTCGAGTACACAACAGTACCTTGTGCTGTGCTTGTACTTACAACACTGGACACTGGAGCATCTCTGAGTGTCAATGATACTTGAAGTATTTCATCTACTTTTGCTTGAATTGAAATTTCAGCACCACTAAACACATTGTTTTTAATAGTAGGAGCACCTATTCCATTGAATGGTTGATTAGCAGATTTGTTGTAATTGTTTCTATCAATAGGATATTCTGTACTGAAATCAAGATATTTTAATATTAATTTGTCACCAATTTTTGTTGCTGAATACTGATCTGCTGATCCTCTAATTAGTAAGTGATCTGTGGTTTCGTTTGAAAATACACTGTCACCTATTAACAGCGAGGTTGTTGAGAAACCAATATTTTCTTTGTAAAATGCTGAAGCGTCAAAAGTTGAAAATAAATCAGATGCCACTGCACCTTCTATTTGATTAGTTGCTCTCCAAAGTTGTTGTTTGTATTGAACAATATTACCTACATTGTAATTTGAAGCAGGATTGTATACTCCTTTGTATTCCGTTTTCAAATCTCCGGCATTAGGAGCACCAATAATTACAAAATTTCCATCTGGTGAAATATCCACTGCTTTTCCAAAACTACTGTTTGAACTAAACAAGTCTGAATTTAGTAATAAATCTGATGTTGGTGCTTCAATAGTCTGTAATAATTTTAATGAACCGCTTTCCGATCCTCTAGAAAAAACATAAATTTTTCCATCACCATCTGATGGTTGACTTACTAATACTATAGAATTTTGTTTATTAGCGGCTATAACTGTGCCAAAACTTTCATCGCCTGATGTACTTGTTGAACTTATTTCATTGTGTGTTTTATAAACAAATTTATTGTTCACTATTTTCCATTTGCCATCATTACTTTCATCAATCCAGAATTTTTCATTATCTGTTAATCCTTGATTGTTTATTACTGTGTTGATGTCATCAATAGAACCTAATCTATATTCTATAAATCGTGTAATGTAACCAACTCCTGGATCTATTGAAACAAATCCTTCTTTATCTTCACATTGAATTGTTGTTGAATTTGCTGTTGTACATTTTAATACATAATCTTCACCGTCAATACTTACTACAAAAATTTCGCCTACATTCATAACAGCAGTGTTCAATGTGTTAACTGTGATTGTTGATCCAGTTTTTACTACTGAAACTGTTTGCTGTTCTGTTTTGGTATATTTTAAAACAGTCCAACTTTTATTGTAATTTCCAATCCAAACATATTGTCCTTCAAGTAAATTTTTAACATTAGAATTTGTTAATATATCTTCATACTGAGATAATGTGAGAGAAATATCTATTGGATTAACTGGTCCTGCTGTCTTAATGTAAGTATTCTTGTCATACTTAATGGCAAAAGGCGTGTGTGTATAATCCTTGGGTGCTAGATATGTTTGTCCAGACTGTATTCTATAAACCAAATCAGATGCTGTGTTTGCCGAGTCATCTGTTAACAAAATAGGTTGTGGGTTCAATCTAAACTTAGATTCATCAAGATTGTATTCTATTTCGTCAAATGTATCTACAGCACCATATTGCCCTTTTCGTATTGCCCATTCTTCATAGAAATCTAAACTCTCTTTATCAGCACTTGCTAAAGCATCAAATAATTTATTAAGAGCATTTGATGTTCCTTTTTCTCTAATAAAACCTTGATAAAATTTGTATTGACTCACATCATCGTTAATGATATTACGTAAATATTCTCTTGGTTGATACCCAATTAAATGTTGTGCTAGTTTTTGTTGTTGACTATCAAAGTTGTCTGTGTCAAGATCATAAAAATCAGCAAACTGATTAGTTTTGTAATCAAAATTTGACAATAAACTACTTCGTGGTTTATCATCCAATCTTCGCCAGTCATTGTCATTAAATTCTTGTGTGCCTTTAAGTTTTGTATTGGCTGTGTAATAAAATTCTTTGTGTTTAACCACATCGCTCATAGCATAATCTGTGTATGGTTGCCATTCAACTACTTTGGCTTCGTCATAGATAAATCCTGGAATATTTAAACTGCCGTCCCACTCTGTGATGTAACCAAGCATTTTAATTCTATCTTGCTTGTAACCACTTGCTGGATCGTAGATTAAATCATTAAAGTCCGTTGAGTTATCCACTAAACACACGTGTTCTTTTTGTACTAAAGGAATTTTAGCAAAGTAAATTCCATTAACAGTGTTTTTTGTAAACAATTCAAATGTGTTTGATTCTCTAGTAATTCTTAAATTTTCTTTGTCTAAATTTTTTCCATCTTCTTTTAATACACCATATGAATAGAAATTATCCACAACATTGTCAGTTGTAGAGTATTTCGATTCTAATACAAGTTTTTTACTGGCTGGACTTAAACTGATTACTGCACCTTCATCCCAATTTTGTGTAGTCCAGAATAAAAATTCTTTCATACTTAATTGCCAGTTGGATACTAATTCCGTCTGACTATCAAACTGATCAAATTTAAATCCTTTTGATTTTAGATATGATTCATATCCAAGAATTACATCAACAACTGATTGAATTGTATCAAACACAGTACCGTATGGAATTTCTACCACAGCATCAGTTAAGAATTTTTTTCTAAGGATTGCAGTTCTGCCACCTTCTGTTGGCAGATCAATTAATTTTAAAAATTTAGAAAGATCAAATGTTGATCCTGAAACGTGTGTTTCGTCTACAGCATAAAACTCATCAGAATATTTTACATAAGCACCTCTATCGTAACGTTTATTTTCGCTCCAATTTACAAATGATGCACTTATGCCTCCCACTGTAATTGCAGGATCACTGGTTTGTTCATACACTGCGTGATATCTTACATAAGGGTCATCTCTATCATAACCTTTTATACTGTAACCGCTGGCTAATTTTTCTATGATCAGTCCACTATAAGTTAAAATTTCGATAGGTGCCGAAACGTTGTAAATTAATTGATAATTTTCATCTGGTACAAACAACGACGTACTGTTTAGCGGAGTCTTACTATCAATTAATAATTTGAAATTATTTTTGTTGCTATAACCTCTAATTTTAAATCCAATCTGTACTGTTAATTCAGTAAGTTGTTTTTTGTAAGAAGCATAGTTGGTGGTTAGTGAGTTTTCTACCACTTCAAAAATATAGTTTATTAATCCTGCTGTTAAGTTTATTGTTTTATCTGCAATACTGCTTGGAAATACAATGTCTTTAGGTCTAATTGCTGTTAAAGAATTATAAACAATTTGACCACTTGCATTTCTTTTTGTTCTACTGATGTCTAATCCAATACCAACTGCTTGATTAGGTCTATGTAAAATATAACTTTTTAATAGAGCAAATGGATAATGAGCACTTCTTCTCCAAGCATTTTCAATTGGAGCGTGATCGCCAAATTTAAAGTTTCCTTTAGTTAATTGTAATACAGCACCTCTGGCATAAGCACTATCAAATGGACTTTTTATATTTCCATTACTGTCCACTGGAATATGCGATGTCAATCCTGGTCTTTTATATTTGTCTTTGATTATAATTTTTTTATTAGGTTCTCTTACAATTCCTTTTTCTAAATCCTGCCATAACACAAGATTGTCTCCGGTGTATGGTGCTGGTCCGTACACTGTTGACCACCAAGATGGTTCTTCTGTGTACCCCAACATTTCCCAAGGAGTAATATTTGGTCTGTCTGTGTCATAAGCATATTTGTACACACCTCTCCAGTATCCTGATAATTTAGTCCCTTGCGGTGACACCATGTTAGAATAATTCCAAGTTAAACTGTTTTCATCAGACTGGTAAGTGTTGGCTGTGTAATCTTCGTTTCCAATAAATGTTAACCAATCATTAAAATCGCCCAATAATGTTTTATTGATAGATGCTTCAGTAAATTCGTTGATTGAATTTGCTCTAGGTATAAAAGTTTTTATTTCAAATAAATTTTCATCAAAAACAACTTTTATATTATTGTAAATTCTTTTTTCTAGTTCTAAAATAACATCATCTCTAAAATCATTGTATGCAACAACGATACTACCGTCATGTCCTTGAATAACATTAACTGGCTCTAAAGCGGTTGTGTCTGAATATTTTTTAGGAACATATTTTGGATATAATCCTAATTTAGTCGGTGTAGGTGGTACATATGTTCCGTTAGTTGTTTCAAATTCATTAATAACAATAGTGTCATCTAAAGTTAAAGTTTTAGTTACTTGAACAAAACCATCAGTAAAAATATAGTCATGTGCGTGAAGTAATTGATCACCGTTCAGATACACATACACTGCTTTATTTGATAGAGTAGAAAGATTATGACTGTTTTTTAAAGCAAAAAATTTACTGTCTACATCTAATACTTCGTGTGTTGTGCTAATATATGCACCTACTCCAAACATATCTGTTTGAAAATAAGGAAGATTATCGTTGGAGTCTTTATTAAGTTTTTCTAAAATTTTATCAACTATTTGTACTGATGTACCGTCAAATCCCAAATCGTCCATAGCACTCACAAATGATCTTTTAAATTTGTAGTAGTCTGTTTGACTTTGTGATATTGCCGAAATTAAATTGACTTCTTTGTTATTCAACAAATATGAAGACAACACCATTGGTCCACTGTGTTGTAAAAATTTTCTTCCATACAATGTAGCATTTGGAAAATCTCTTAAATTGCTTACTCCTGGTGTGACACCTTGTATATCTGTCAACTCATTAGTGATTGATTTTACGTGATCAGTCACTTGTCCAACTGTGAATGTAACTACTTTGTCATTTAATGGATTAGACTGTAAATTTGTTGGAAATTCATAATGTCCATTAGCATTTTTGTCAGTGGCACTGGTTGTTCTAATTAAAACAACATCATTGGCTTTTAGATTTGTGTAAAATTTTACATAAGCAACTGAATCTACTCTTAAAATATACCAATCAACGTTTTGTATTTTCTTTTTGTTGTTAACAAAAACTTTTACTCCTAAATCATTTAAATCACCACTTTTGTCATACACGTCTACAGCAAAATCGTTCAATTGATTAGTGCTGGCTACATATTGTCTGTTTACTTTTTGAAAACTTTTTGTTGGTGCCTTAGACCAACCATTCACTGTGGCAAATTGTCCTTGAGCATTGTATTTTTTTAAAAATGCTGTTTCTGAAGCAAGTGTTCCACTTAATGTTTGTGATTCATACACATATGATTGATTTAATAAATCAAAGTTGAAAACAATATCGCCAACATTTTCAACGTTTTGATAAGTTAATGGAAATCCTAATTCAGTATCGTTAGTGCCTGTTCCGACTGCATATGAAAATATTTTATTTCCCCGAAACGAACTGTTTGGGTATAATATATCATCTGTGTAACTGTTGCCATTGCTATCAAAAAGATCAAACAATGGTGCTTGATTAGTTTTTGTTTTCGCTTGTGATGTTTTCCAACCATTGTTATAATGATACCATTTGCCTTGGTTTTTTACACCATTAGTAACTAAAACTGTTTCACCTTCTTTCGGTGAAGCATTTGCAACTTCTACTAAACTTACTTGGTTGGTTTTTATTCCATTTAGTTCAAGGTCTATAAATTTTACTTGATAAATTTTATCTTTCACCAACGGATCTGTATCTGCTGTAAACAATATTTTTAAACCATTTGTAACAGCAATACCATCAACGTAGAATCCTTCAGATCCTTCTATGTCGCTCATTACATCTTTAGTCACTGTGTCTATTAAATCTACATTGCCTTTGCTCGATGTTCCAAAGTTGTATAGTTTAATACCTGCTTCAAATTCTATAATAGGTCTACGTGCTCTTGAAGTTTGATCTATGTCTGCAACTTGACCATTTGCACTGGCACTGGCTTCAATAACTGAACGATGTATCCATCTATTGTGTCTTGTCCATGGACTTCCTTCTGGTGATGATCTATTAATGACCACATAGTCTTTATTGACAGCATATGATGTTGCTGTTCCAAAACCCACTGTATCAAAATTTTGGGAATCAAATGGAATGGGCACACTGTTTGTAAAACTACTGACCACTTCTAAATTCTGAGAATTAATAAGTTGAATTGCTTCGCCTACACCCTCTACATAGTAATCTCCTTCGGCATATTGTGCTGGAGTAACTGTGCCTTTGAAATTAACTTTCATTCCATTAGAAAGAGCAACTCCGTCAGCAGTGGTATAATTTTTCTTACCTAATACTTCATTGGTAACATCGATGGCTGAATTCTCTTCAATGTCAAACACTTGGATTAATCCCCAAGCATTGATATCATTTGATGAACCATAATATAATTTTTCAGGTGTTGAATCTTTTACCTGAAAAGTTATTATGCCTTTTTCAACTGCTTGAACATCTATACCATCATTGAAATTATAACTTTCGTCTAATATTCTTTGTGTTCTAAAAACCAAAGGTAATCCTTCAGCATCAATTTCAAATTTGTATGTTTGTCCTTTGTATAATTTTAATGTAGGATTCGCCGTTAAACCATCTGGAGTAAAAATGTAAGCATAGTTGTCACCTTGATCACTTTTTGTAACTGTGTATGTGCTGACAACATTTCGTTGTTGTCCGTTTATAGATACTGTAGATGCACCATATGGCATCCAAAAATATTCTCTGTAATTTACAAACTTGTCCCAGTCTATTTTAGGAGACCAAGCATAATATTCTTGAGCATTCAAAACACTGTGATTAGATGTGTCGCCATTATAGTTGGCAATTTGATTTACAAAATCGATATAATCTGAATAAAAATTTACATTTCCTAGATCATCTTTTTGAACAACAGATGGTTCAAATTTATAGTTTTCTCTATCAGCACTTATTTCAGGCACATATAAATCACCTGAAGTGTAAGCACCTGTAACTTTTCTTCCGTAATAAGCATTTAACTTTTCAAGAGTTCCTTGAGAAATTAATTGATCAAGTGTGCTGTGTAAAAATTTTTGATTTACTGGAGTTCTAAAATATTTAGGTAAGAATTCAGCAGACTTTCTTTTACCATTGTCTTTGCCTGCGGGCAATTCGAAATCTTTTTGATCATTATCGTATGCCATTAATATTCATTTCCTCTATTCTATCTACTCGCTCAATGTGTTAGTGCTGGTTGAACTTGTGGTAATAGTACCGTCGGCTTTTAATTTAGAGGCAGTCACCGCATCAATAATTTCAACATCAGATACTTTGGCTCCACTAATAAAAATTTCATCATTTTCTGATTTAACTTCAAAAAGACTGCCAAATGCTTTTGTGCCTTCTTTCGGAACAACCACAAAAGTAGTGATATCAGGTGCTAGTTCATTCATCACGTATGTGCTTAATTCTGTGAAATAAAATGTATCACCGAAATCCCAATTTTCTAAAGCAAAAAATTCGTTGATTGCTTGAATCACCCTACTTTTAATATCACTATCGTTCGTAACTTGATCAGAATTTTTTACAATTTTGAATGTTGCTTGTACATCAGTGGTTGCCTGTGTACCAAATAATATTTTGTATTTGACAGGATGATATATTATTGTATCACTGATGGATTTAATTTTTGCTAATGGTGTGTTATAATTTGTGTATAACGAATCATTACTAGGCAATAAAGGTTTAGTAGTTGTTACACCTGCTAACCATAATCTAAAATTGATATCATATGTTCTTGTTAAAACATACATATCTATTATGTTAGATGAACTTGGATCCAATCTTGTGTTACCATCCACAGTGTGAACATATTGGAATTTGATATTATCTCTACCCACGTGAGCCACATAATTTGTAATGTTTGATGTTGTATTAGTTGTGGAGTTTATTTGTTTGAAACTGTCACTGTCAATCAGGTAAACAATCGATCCGTTTGTGTAATCTCCAATAGCACCTACTGAAGTTTGTCTAATATAAATTTTTTCATCTGTAGCATTAACATATTGATATCTTTGTGTTCCATCTGATTCACTCACAAGTTTTTGGAAAACATATTTTGTGCTAGAATTAGTTGCTGGATCTACAACAAGGTTAAATGCATCTGGATTATCAACAATACCATCTTGATCAGAATCAAACTGTGTTAATTCTAATTTAGAACTGTCTACATATCCACTCAAAGTTCTGTATTCTGTTGATACAGCAAAGTTGATATCATTTGTAAATGATGCTACAACATCAGGTTTTGTGTTGATCGATAACACAGAAACTTTATCTTGTAATGTAACTCCTGTTTGAGCATTAAAGTTTCTGTCAGCACTATCATAGAAAAATCTTACTTCTCTTTTACTTTCAAACACATATCTTAATCCTCTGTATGTGATGGTGTATGTTGCACCATTTGTAATACATTTGATTAACCAACTGCTGTCCAACTGTTGGTTTGATGTGTCGCCTGTTTTACCTGTACTAAATGTACCGTAAACATCTAAATTATTTTCATCAATCACTTGCCATGATCTACTAGCAACATCATACCTTATTCCAAAATTATTATAAGCAAATGCTTGATCTATTATGATTGTTTTGATATCGTTAGTGAACTGTTTTGCAAATTTTGGTAATATCTGTATAGCAATAGCACCTGTTGGAATAACATCGTTAAATTTTATAGCACCTTCTCCTGTGCTTGAATTAGCAACACCATCATTCAACACACTAACAACTGATGTCCAAATATAATCTTTAGCGCCTGGATGATCCGCTACACCTGTCATCAATGAATTATCAGCCATAAAATGTTGTCCTGCGGGAGCCACAAACTTAATCATAGCACCTGGTTCAACATATTTCAATTGACTGGCTGTGAATGTTCCCACTTGATAATCTAAAACGTTTACAGCATCGATTAATTTTCCTGTTGATTCATTGGTTGATTTAGTAACCTGTTGCCATACAGGATTCAAATCATTTAAAAATATTTTAGGGAATTTTTCAATGTAATAATTTCTTGTTTGATTTTTTGATAACAAAGGTTCCAATTGATTAATAATAACACCTTCTATATCTGTTTGTGTAGAAAAACTAAATGTATCTAAGTTTTCTGTTTCTTCTTTGTAAATTGATCCATCAGCACCAAAAATATTTGTGTTGCTGTACTTGCCTGTTGAATCTATCAAATCATAATATCTTGAAATTCCGCTAGAAGTTCTATTAACTGCTTTTACTTTTATAATTTCTTGATTAGTTCCCAACGGAGCAACATTATAATCTTCTCCTGTTATCATTCTATTTTGTGTGTAATAAGTTGCTGGAGCGTTTAATCTAATGTTGTTGTTTGTTTCAGAAGTTGTAGCATTGTCCACTGTGTACTGAAGACCCATTGTTAAAGTTAAAACTTCAATTTGATTGTTAGCAGAAACATATTGAACATCAATTTGAACATTCTGCATATCTGCAGGCACAATTCTAACATTTTGATTTTTACTTCTTCTGTAGTAAGTTCTAAAATTTCCTTGTGGAAGATTTCCAAATATACCGTCAGCAAATTTTAAACTGATTGAATCGTCTGTGTCACTCAATACTGTGTAAATATTTTTAACACTTTTTGCTGTTGAATTATAGATTACATTATTACCTGTAACAGAATCAACTTTTGTCCAAAGTGTATCTTCTAATCCTGTGTCCACATCTAATTGATATAACCAAACATCTGTATTGTTAATATTGCTAGCCTCAATAGATACTGATTGATTATTGCTTGGAACATCAACTGAAAAATTACCTTGATCTAATACACCTTGTCTAAAATGAACAAAAAATCCTGTATTGTTTGAAGCATTGCCTTTACCATCGTCTCTATGAAGTAAACTGAAACGTCTACCTACTAACGGAGCCTCTTCCATGATAGCACCGTTGTCAAACGATGTTGAAACAATTTCAAAAGGTAAACTTTGTCCGTTTACAGATTTTGTAAAAGAGTAAACAGGAACATCTGTGTTGTTAGCATTGACTCTGTATTGACTGGTTGGTATAGCATCTATGTTTGATGACTTAACTGGGCTACCAAATTTTTCATTTTCGGCAAGTGAAGCATTTAAAACTTTTACAAATTGTTCGTACCAATTTGGGTTACTTGCATCGTTCCAACTGATTGTTTGATTGCTTAAATTTAAATTATTGCTATCTACAATATCTTCCGTTGTGCTTATTCCTACGATTTTCATCAAACCATTTGCACATTGATTTCTAGTAGGATTGTAACTGATAAGTCTTGCTAATCTTAAAATTGAATCACGTCTATCAGCAGTTTCTAAAAAATTTTCTCTAGCATTTAAATCTGTTCTGAAAGCCAAGTTTTGTCCTAGGAACGCTACCAAATCTATCAGTGCTAGATACTCTGATGATTCAATGTAATCGTTGAAATCTTCTGGATAGTTCTGTCTTATGTATTGAATCATTGTTCTACGGATAGTATCAAAGTCGTAACTTTTGAATTCCGCATTTTTATATGACTGATAAACTCTTTTCCAGTCTTCTGCTAACAATAATCTATTTTGTCTATCTGTGGATGACATTGGTTTCCTTTTTAATAGTGTTATTTATTTGTTTGTATAATGTGAGCATTTAATTCAGTAATCCATTATTCTCGTCAAATGTTAGTCTTAATTTTTCAGACACATTATATTTGACATATGTTAATTCAACTTCAATCTGTATGCCTGCTTCAAATGGAGTAATAATCACAGAATCAGCTCTAATTCTTGGATCATTTTCTATAATTTTCACCACATCTTGTTTAATTGCTTCTTGTAGGTCTGGTGTCATAGGATCATGTATCAAATCCCAAATGATTGTGCCAAACTCTGGATTCTCCAACTTTTCGCCTTGACTGATATGAAAATGATTTAATAAGTCTTGTTTGATTAAACCAATATCGTTAAGAGCAAAATTTGTGTTGTCTGGATTAACTGTGCTGATCCCTCTATAAATTCTTTGGCTAGGTGGTTGTTTGGGACTAATACTCGGTCCTACTGTGATCTCTTTGTATAATTTTTTATGTGCCATATTGATATTTAACCTTGTGGAAATGTCTTATTGCTTGCCGTGACAATTTTGGCTTTGTAGGGAGCGCCATCGTCAATCTGATCTCCCAGCCTTGCCACAAATTGAGCCTTGTGTCCTATCAACACTTTGGCTGTTGCTGTAATAATATAAGCAATGTGACCACAATCTGTTTCCACTTCATCTCCCAGTGTTGCCGCCAATCTATTGCCATCACACACCACTTTGCTGGATCCTGTGATGATGGTGCCTCCTGTGGCTAGCGGCACAAGATGACTGGGATGATAACAAGTACCATCTGTTCTGTCACCAATTCTTGCTATTCCCCTTGCCATGTTATGGTAATTGTACTCCTTGTAATGCTGAAGTGATTGATGCCTTCATTGCATCTGCGGCTTCTGTGATTGCTCCTTGATTGGCTTCAAATGCCGCGCCTGCCTGAGCGGCTGTATCCTTGGCTTGATCTAATAGTGCATTCACTTGTGGTTCTAGACTGGGAATTGTTTTTGTCTCCAATTGAGTTTTAATTGCGTCCAGTTGTGGAGCCACTCCTTCTGCTATGCCTGACAATTGATTTTCTACACCTTTACATCCTCCTGCTGAGATTGTCTGCACAGCAACGTTGAGTTGAGGTTTAAGTGCTTCCACAGAAGCCGACATATCAGTTACTGATGATGCCATCGAACTTGAAATGTTTGCTCCCACACTGCCAAACTGTGCCATGGCATCATTTATGGCTTGAGCATTCGCAGATATTATCTGTCTCTGATCATCGTCTATGTTCTGAGGTGATAGTGCATTACCGCCAAAGTCTGTTGGAATTAAAGAATCTGCTTGTTCTAACAATGGTCCTAAATCAGCAATCGCTGTCTGCATCAGTCCTGCGTTGGCAGTGAGTTTTGGAATGTTGGCTTGTATTTGAAGTTCTGCTTCTCTGGCTTTGGCTATGGCGTCTCCACCAACGCTGGCTCCCAGTGTGCCCATCACATCACAGGCTTCGCCTCCCACTTTGGTAAGATCACCTGCAGATGCCTGCATACCGGATAAACTATCTGTGACAGATGATGGAATACTAAATGACATATCAATCTCCTCTATGTTCTCGCATTTTTAAATGTGTCAGGAATATTGTTTGGTTCTTTCACAGACACTTGTTCAATTGTGGTTCTATCTGTTTTTGCCGTAGAAACTGCTTGTGGATCATAATTTTCATGATGACTCCATGGTTCGTGCTGAGGCACCCTCTTCATGATATTACCGTAACTCTCACCTGGATTTTCATGAGTACTCAAAGGTGTAGGAGGAGTTTCAACAGCAAAGCCATTGTTTAGATTTATCACTCCACCAGTATCCTGATTGATATTTCCTGTGGCATAATGATTGGTTGTTCCCACCGACACAGTTTGTAAATTAGCAACTGTGATTGTTTGATTGGTTCCCACTGTCACTGTGTGACTGCCTAGAGATTCTTCTGTGATACTGCTTCTTGCTTTAAGATTTATACTGCGTCCTGCCTCCACATTCACATCTCTGTCTGCTTTGAAATTAAAATCTGTTTGAGAGTGAATGCTCACACTGTCTTGGGCAAAGAAATCTATCTTGCCGTTGGCAGTCATTTCAATCCATGCTGTACCATTGGCGTTGGCAATGTACACAAGATCTTCTGAATTGTGCAACAGTATTTGATGTCCTGTACGAGTACGTATTCTAAATAATTCATTGTGTGGAATATTCTTTTCGCCTTCGGTGATTGTTTCTGTTGTTTCAACATTCACATAATCAAAAGGTCCTGTTTTTGCAGATGTTTTTCTAATAAATTTATCATCACCGTCATCCATCACAAATGATGTTCCGCCCAATCTTGCTGTGGCGACTTCTTTATTTTGTGTGAATACTTTGTCTATTGGTCCTGGTGTATTAATTCCAAACACACTGGAAGGCACTTCACGTCTAGCACTTGATGTGGTTAAACCTCTGGTTTCATCTGCTATTAAGCCTTGTGTTTCTAACACTGCTTTGAATAATCTGTTGATAGGCTTTTTGATCTGTAATGGTTTGTCCACTGGCTTGTCGGAAAATTTTAATTTGTTGTGATCTCCCACAGGCATTTTTTTGCCTCTGATATCTGCATCAGCAGGATCTTCTTGATGTGCAGAATCTGTTGTGTCAGTGTTGGTCATGGCAGGTGTAGAACCTGGAATCATCACATTCATCAGTTCCTGTGGAATACATCCTACCCAATAGGCTCTGTTGATATTGCCTTCAATAAATTGTATCAGTACTCTGTTGCCCACATCGGGTGGCACAAACCACATACCGTAACTCTGTTGGCTGTCTCTATGATCTTTGTTTTTTGTTAAGCCGCCCACATAGGTTGTGCCATAGAATGGATTTAAATATTTGGCAGTGACAAATTGTCCTGTGGTTGTGGTATTGCCAGATGACAGTGTTTTGAGTAATTCAACTTCAATTGCTCCGCTGTATTTGGGATCCAACACATTCCTCACAATGGCTTCAAAAGGTCCTTTATCTTTCTTTGGATCTACTGCAAATGATTTTCTTTTTGACGGTGTTGCCATTAGTTTGATCCTTG